GTTACTTTTGCAAAACCACCGTCATTGCGCACGTAGTTGTTAAGTACGGTAGTCAGATGCGAAGAAGCTATCTGGCGAGTATCACTGCCACTCGACAAAGCACTCCACGTAACGTCACCGACAGTAGTACCACTGCCTCCGCTCGAACCGTAGCCGAGAGCAGAGACACCGCCAGTAGCATAGAGGTTTGCTGATGTGCTTCCGTCGCTCTGAACAATCTTTAAGGCGTTGTTTGTGCTGTCGTAGACGATACGAATGTTTCCTATCTGAACGTAGCTGCCGTTTGAACTGCCGACAACCAATCCGCTGCCAAGTATCGACAACACACCAGACGAACCCTCTATCAAGCGCGTGGTATACGAAGAAGCACCGTTGTAATGGAAGTCAATATAGCCGCCGTGTACAGACCCGTGGTATGTAGAGTCAGAGTTAAGTTTTATAGCCTGTGCACCTTGGAATACACCCGTCATGCCAACGTCGCCTATTACGTGGAGCTTGTAAGCAGGAGAGGTTGTGCCGATACCCACGTTGCCACCGTGAAGAACAGTTACATAAGCGTTTGTATAAGTACCACTCCAAGGGCGAACTTGCCACGCATCGTTTGAATCATTGTCAGGTATCATTGCATAACTCGCCATTCGAGCATAATAACCATCAGAACTGTCACAGCCATATATTTTTCTAAGATTTGAATCTGATGGCCCACTATAAATACCGCCTGACTGCGCTATAATTATTTTGCCTGAAACGTTTACATCGCCAGAGACATCAAGTTTATAAGACGCATTAGTTACTCCTATGCCGACATAGTTAGAACTGTTTATAGAAATTCCTTTGTAGTAATTTGCTGTACCACCACTATCCCAAGCTCCGTTGTAGATATACATTGTAGAGCCGTTTCCAGCAATATGAATCCATTGTCCATTTGTAACAAACTCAATGCCGCAATCTGAGTTTGGTATAAGTCTTATACTGTTATTTCCAGATGATGATTTTGTCTGACCTACTACATGTAGTTTTGTTGACGGGGAAACTGTTCCTATACCAACGTTTTCGTTTGCAGCTATAGCAAAAGGATATACACCTCCGCGCCAACCAAAATATATAGGAATATGACTTCCGCTATATGAGTCCGTTGTATTCGGGAACTCAAACTCAAAATGGTCTGAATACTGACGCCATGAAAGAATATTATAAGTTCCGCTACCAATATACGTTCCAGTCATAATATTGGCACTACCATTAGTGTAACCATTAGCAGAAACATAACTGGACGTGGATATATAATTTGTTGACGATATATAACCAGAGCTTGTGACGTTTCCGCAACCTATGTTGCCACAAGAAATCGCAGCCCTACCACCATCGTTTTTTCCGTTTGCAAAGATATAAGTAAAATCAGTTGTTGCAACATTTCCTGCTGTTCTGTAGTTTATCCATACAATCGTAGAAGCAAATCCAGATGGAAGGAAAGAAAATTCGTCAGTGTACCAACAAAGATTATTTCCAGTACCACGTATAGCATAGTCTGTTGAATCTACAGAGCCGTCTGCTTTAAGGAATTGTGATGACGTTCCATTGCTAACTGAAATCGTACCTGATGTAGAAATATTATTTGCAAAATAAGCGTTTCCTACAACATGGAAAGGATACGAAGGGGATGTAGTTCCTATACCTACATTGCCTCCATGCTTAACGGTAATATACGCATCCGAAAAAGCACCGAAAATAGGTCTGACCTGCCAACAATCGTCCGCATCGTTATCTGGAATCATTGCAAACGATGTCATTCTGACATGACTACTTGTTGAAGTGTCAGCAGAATCACATCCATATATCATTCTGTATGAAGATGCTCCCAACGCTTTCAAGCCAAACCCTTGCTCAAGATAAATATCATTAGTAGTATGTATTCCTCCGCTAACATCTAATTTATATAATGGAGAATCATTTCCAATACCTATATTATTTGATGTGTTTATTGTTATTCCTTGCTGATGTGCACCAGTTGCAGACGTGTTTAATGCTCCATTATAAATAAATAATGAAGAACCATTAGCACAAAAATGCAACCATTGACCACCATTTGAAATCATTTCTATTGCAGGGTCGCCAGCTGGAGTAAGTCTAATAGAATTGGTTACACTGTTTACAACGTTATAAGTACGAAGCTGTCCATATACATCAAGTTTACAGGATGGAGATACCGTTCCAATTCCTACGTTACCTCCGTGCATAACAGTTATGTACGCATTATCCCTGTTTCCTCCGAATGGACGCACCTGCCACATATCATCAGCATCATTATCTGGAAGAGCCATCCATGAGCAATATCTGGTATGAGAGCTAACAACGTCGCAGCCTAAGTATGTACGATTATTGCCGTCAGTTATAACTCCGCTTAGTTTGATATTGCCGTTTACAATAGAATTCATGCAAGTCCAATTCGTATCTGAACGGTTTGCATTTTTTTCTGTGTAAATTCTCCAATAGTCCCCGTCGTATATGCTGAAACCGTATGTGCTGTAACCTTTTCTTATGCCAAGTCTATAAGATTCTGTATCATCGGCACTGTTAAAGTATATCCACTGGTCACTGGTGTTTCCGCCCCACTTGAACGTCAGAGCACCACTCATCGTGTCACCTGCCTTCAACACTTTCGTGCTATCAGTAGCTGTACCTGCGCTAGTAGCATATGCACAACTTCCACTAGAAGTGATATATCCGCTATCATTGGTGAAAGAAGAAACTGCTGTAGGATGACCGCTTACATTGCTCCAATCGACACTACCTGCGCTAGAAGCATAGTTTACACTCTGACTACCAATGGTGTTAGAAGTAATAACGCGATATGTACCTTCGTACAACTCCTTTGCTCTTGTAGTACCATCAGAGCCTACCCATAGATAGCAGTTGGCAGCAGTGTAATCTCCTGTAAGGTCGCCACTTACATCCTTATCCATTACCTTTAAGACACTACCGCTATCTGAGCTGTTGTATATCGTGCAGTTATCAGAGCCTACAAGAATACCGCCTTCATCGCTTCCACCATCCCAACTGATTAAACCCATAACAGTATTACCACCTTGATAATCAACAATATATCCGCTTGGCGTTGTATCTGTTGTTCCGAGGTTATAAATTCCAGTTCTTGCGTTTCGCCACTTAATCGTACCACTCATTGTTCCACCGCTAAGTGGCAGATAGCTACTCAAACTATTATACGCACTTTCTCCGTGACTGATGTAACTTTGATAGGTCGAACTGATATTAATAGTCCTTGAACCGCTTGTAGTGATAGCCGTATTGTCTACGTCAAGCGAGATGCCAGTACCAGCAATAAGCGTAATGCTCGTCACCGTACCACCGCTTGCGGGAATAGTGTCGTTGACCCAGTTCGTTCCGTTGAATTTCAGCACCTGTCCGCTTGACGGATTGCTGATGGAAAGCGGGAAGTTGCCTGCGTGCCAGATGGTGTAATAGTGGTTTGCAAGGTTAAACTCTGGTACACCATCATTGACACCAAGTCTTCCTGCTACCGTACCGTCATTCTTTAAGAAAGTAATATACGCTCTTACACCACTACTAACGCCAGTCTTCAACGACAGCGGAGAACTGCTACCGCTTAATGCAGTAACCGTACCACCGCCATTCAAAGGCAGATACCCAGCAAGCGTAGTGTTCAGCGTCGTCTGATTGACATAATTCTGAGCACCTACTGCGGAAGCAATGTAACCCCAGTCAATAAACCTGCTGCTTGATGACGGTGTGCTTGCGAGTGCTGCCCAAGTCACGTCACCCGTACCGCCACCACCGCCGCCAGAGCTTGAACCATAACCCAAGGCGGATATTCCACCGAGGGCATACAGGTTTGCAGCAGTAGCAGTTCCGTTTACCACCTTGTATATCTTCAGCGCGTTATTATTGTTGCTGTTGTCGTACTCAATGCGGATAGCACCAATCTGGATATAGTCGCCAGTCGTGCCGTTACCAACGATAAGACCCTGCGTACCCTGCTTGATTTGCACCTGTCCAGCACTGGTAATCTCCATAGCTTCGACGCGGGTAGTGCCGACACCAAAGAGTATGCGTCCGCCTTGTATGTCGGTAACGTATCCTTGCAAGCGAGTACCATAACCGATAGCGAGGTCGTTTAGCGAATTAACCGTAAGGACGTTTCTGTAATTACTTCCGCTGTCCTTGAACTGGATACTCTGACCGTTTGCCATTTTCAGCAGGCTCGACATCTCAATTTCTCCGACACCCGACATATCTCCACTGATACTGTCTGGAACACCGTTCGCAGTCCAATAGGTTCGTCCCCACGCAGTCTTTGATACCGTGGTTAGTCTTGCTGCGTTATTTGCTACGCCATTTGTGAAGTAGCCTTCCAGCGTAGTAACCCTGCCCGATGTGGCGTAGTCGGCAGAAATGTCGGGAATGTCGGCAGCAGCAAGCGTCTTGCTGGACACGGACGTAACATGACCCAAGTTGTTTACGGTAATCGCGCTAAGCACCTTCCCGTTCGCAGCACTAATTGTCGTGTTAGCACCATTGGTAGGATGCGACAGTGTAATGTACTTGTTCGTCGTGTCGTTAGTCAGCGACAGTCCGTCACCAGCTTTGATATATATGCTTGCAGCTGCGGAGTTTGGGGTGTAGTCCAAGACCTTTGTCGTACCACCGTAGATAGACAGGGCATAAATGGTCTGATGTCCCGTCAAGAAGCTGTTGAGGTTGTATGTGCTGCCCGATGTACCCGAAATGGTAAAGCCGAGAGCCGACATAATATCGGAGCTTGTCAAAGAGGTAATATAACCCTGTGACAGCACCCAGCTCTGTGTAGCGAATCCCTGTGCGCTGACTCCTGCGGATATGTATCCGTAGTCAATGGTACGTCCGCCAGTCGGTGCACTTGCGAGCGCAGTCCAAGTAACATCACCTGTTCCGCCACCGCCGCCACCGCCACTGTTGGGGTTTAGACCGAGGGCGGAGATAAAACTGTCCGAAAACAGTCCTGCGCGTGCTTTAATAGCAGCACCAGTAGGCAACGTTCCTGTGGAGATAAACGTCTGTGTAAGGTCTGTCGAACCGTCGCTGGAATAAACACCGAACAGCGTCCAGAAGAGACTTGAAGCAAGATAACGCGCATCGTTCTCGTCACGGTTCAATACAGAGTTACCAGACAGTGTCACAGCACCAGTACCAGTGCGACGGATAACGTCCAAGTGATTAAACGAGAACTGCGGGTTAATATATGGTGTGCTTCCGTCTATACCGATTGCAAAAGCATCGAAGAAATACTGACTGATGGGGGTGTTGTTGCCAGTGTACATATTCGACAGGTAAACTTTACCGTCTGCAGTCCACCTGATGTTCGTTGAAGCAAAATATCCGCTACCGTCAAATCTTAGCAACGACTTTGCGTAGTCTGCGGAAGCTGCCTTCTGAGCATCTGACAAAGCATCGTATGCAGCCTGCTGGGTCTGTGTCAAATCCTCCAAGTCTACAGCAGCACCACCATACCATGCAGCAATGCCGTGACCCTTTGCATGAGTCACCGACCAGTCGTCATACACACCGCTGATACCTGCCCATGTGGTATAGCTGGTAATCCAGGACTTGTCACCAACGCCGTCCCATTTACGCATGGCAATCAACGAGGTAAGCAGAAGACCTCCGTCAACGACAGTACCACCACCCAGTGCGTTCTTGATGGCATACTGTACAGCAGCAGCAGTCTGTGGGTCTGCGGTCATTGATGGGTTTCCGTTCAAGAGAGTGTTTATGTACGCATTGAATCTGCTGTCATCGGTATAGCCGATTTCCTCGAACAGCGGGGAGTTTTTTCCGTCAGTTCCAAGGTTCGTACACCTGTAGAGCTTGTTTGGTTCATATACCCTATTGCGGACAATATCAAGTCCTGTAGCAAGCGGCATGAGCAAATCTTTAAGATGAAGCTCTCTCGGGTTTGCATCGTAGGCATCACGCGCATCACCGTAGGCTGTATAGATGGCAGCCTTTCCGTCAATGTCGTCAAACACCTGTTGCGGAACATCCTGCTGCTGCCAGTAGTAATTGGTGACGCCATGGTCTTCTACAACCTGATAATACCATGTAGTTCCTTTTCCTTTTACAAGAACATTGCCGACATAGATATTGTCAGTACAATACCAAAGGTCTCCTACGTGCTCTGAACGCTTGTCGAGGACCGGGGTTGCCTGCGTGTCGTACCAAGTATTTTCCGGGTCTGTGTTCTGATACCACGTCTCGGCCTTTTTGTCAATCTGGTCCTGGATGGTTGTCAGCGTACCCTGGTATCCGTCAAGGAACGCAATAAGCCTTGAGTCATCGGTATACTTGGAAGCGAGGTCCCAGTCAAGGATACTGAAACTTCCGTCGGTTATACGTCCCGTCTGGCTGTCCCTGACAGGTTTTGCCGTCACACAGCGAAGCAGGTCGTTGTTATATGTAGAACCATCGGCAGGATGTGTGGCGTTTACCCACATGTCGCCGATGTCGTATTCCACATAGTCTCCGTCATCATGGTGCTCCACTGGAGGCTGTACGACAAACACCCTGCGCTTATGGTCTGCCGTATCCTGTGCCTTGGCAGCCTGACGGAGAGCCTCAATGACGGCAGAGTCGGTAATCTGATACCACTCAAATTCGTGAGTCTGCTCATTCAGCGAGAAACGGAAGGCGTAACCGGTATTGTTGCTGTAGAATATATCGCCGAGGTGCTTGTCGCGCTCGGTGGTGACCTCCGAATCGCTTGAGCTGCTCGAACTGCTCGAACTTGACGACATATCCGCCATATACCAGTTGTAGTAAGGCAGGTTAGGCTTTGTCGGGTCGTTATCTATGTAAAGCAGTGGCGCATTCGGATTCTGAGCCGACATGTTTACGGGAAGATGGTCGTAGAACCACGTCTCGATGGAGCCGTCAACCTGGTGCTTGATGGCGTTGATGTCCTCAATGAGCGCATTGATGGTGCTGGTATTCCAGTTAAGGAAGTCGCCGAGGCTGTTGCCGGTGTTTCCAAGAGGACTCAGCAGGTCAAGGATAGCCTTGATTCTCAGCTTTTGCGTTCCTGCGTCATAGTCTATATATGTCGGAGAGATACCTGTCACCGGGTCGGCTTTGGCACCGATGAACGTATCGCCCCATACCTTCATGTCGGCGCGGCCCGTTGCAGAGTTATAGCCGATGGAGATGAAGTTCTTGTCTGTAAGGGTATAGGGATTCAGCGAGGTACTCGTTTTCTGAGCTTCCTCTCTGTCGTCCTTACCGATTTCCTGGTACACCTTGTAGCTCGGGGCATCGTTTCCGCTGGTATACTCGATGATGGCACCCTGACGGCCTCTTGTCCTGACATTGCCAAGCTGGAAAATATCATCTCCTGCCTGCGGGACATCACTGCCTGCTGCATATCCGTCATACTTGTAGCCGGTCGTCTGGTCAATGATAACGTTATGCTGCACATTCGAAAGGTCAATCCATCCGAACTCGCCCTCAAACAGTGTAGACTCGTTCTCGTCTGCGTTCTTGCCTACCACAAGTCGCCAGAAATAGCGCATATTCAGACTACCATCAACCTTGGTTATGCGGCACTGGGCCATGTCGCCGACAACATAGTCGTTCTCCTTGGTGTCCTCTCCGTCTTTGGCGCGGTAGTAACAGCGGAAGAAGATGGTGTCGCAGTGTACGGAAACCTCCTCTTCTGTTTCGGGGTCGATGTAATGGTAATATCCGTCATCGTCAAGCGCAACGGTATTGCCCTCAAACTCGCCATACCTTACGACCTTGCAGCATTTCAACCCGGCTGGAGAGGCAATACGGTTACCCGATGAATGTTCGTACTTACGAATCTCTACGGAGTCAAAGTAGGCCTTCATTCTGACATACATCTGGTCCGCCTCAAGGTATGTCGTTCCGTCGCTGTTCACGCGGAAGATACCTCCGTAGCCCAGCAAGCCGCTGTCAAACACCCTGCCAATCTGTATGGCTTTCTGGAAATCAACCTTACCTTTTGCGGTGTCGTCCTTGACCTTTGAGATAAACAGGTCTGAACCAAGACCCTTGACGATATTATTGATTTGGTTGCTGGAATAGCCGCCCATGCCTGTCCCGCCGCCTGCCAGCGAGTTAATCTGATTCTGCAAACGCTGCATGGTTCCCACCATTTTGTCATTACGCAGCGTAATGTCGAATGTGGGAATGTTCGAATTTCCGTTCTCCTTGATATTCAGGGTGTCTATGAACACCATGGCATCTTCAAGCTCAAGGTCTGTATCCTTGAAATGCAGCAGGTCGCCCTCCTTGATGGTCTCGTAGGTGGACTTCACATGAGGCTCCGTTCCTGCATTCTCCTCATGCTCTCGGGCCATCCATATCTCGTCAACCTTCGGCAGGAAGGTGTAGCGCACATAGTCATTGGCCTGGAGATACTGCAAGGTCTTTTCAAGAAGCTTCTTGGATGCCGTATTGATGTAGGTGTCCGTCATCGGGATTCCGATGAACACGTATTTGTCGTTTGCGCGTACCTGATAAGGCTCGTCGTTAATGGCAGGCTGTCCGTGTGCCTCCCTGTCTGAATACGGGAAATATATCTGGAGCAGGTCGTCGTACTCACGCTCCAGTTCGCACTTAAAGCGGTCGCCATCCTTCTTGACACTCGAAATCTTGAAGCTCCTGCCTGCGCAATAGCCGTCTTTCATCGAGACGCTGGGGCCGTCGCCCAATGCCACAAGGTCTTCAAGGTCAAAGTCGCTCGGGAATATTGGGAACTTCATCCAGAAAGTATCCACGGTATCCACGTTGTCGTCAAAGATACCGTTGTCGTCTATCCTCTCCACGGAATGCACCTGGTCGTACAGGGTATCCTGAATGGTGGGATAGATTTCCTCGTCCTCGTCGCTGCCGTCAAACTTCTTGGTGGCTTCCCGGACTCCGATGTACGGGCTGTTCAGCGACTCCACGAACGGACGATACTGCTGGTCAGAGAAGAATGCGTCATAGGTAACGGCACTTTCCCCTTGTCCTACCGTCCACTGGGCGCGGCACACATTACCGACTTCGTTATATGGGTCGTCAACGGCTACGCCGCCGTTTGCCAGTACCCATGCGTAAAGAGACATTGAAGGGAATCCCGGCAACATCAGGCAGTTTACGGCCATGTTGTTCGGCAGATTGTTCGGGTGTGTCTTGTGCGCGGAATCCCAATTATCCTTGTTGATGCCGTTGACGAAGTAAATTTTGGTATTAACGGTCATCGTTCCAGTCCAAGGAATTGTTATCTGACCTATGTTACCGCCAATGTCTTCTGTGTCGTCACCGGTAGGAGCGTATACGCTGGCAGTGTTTATGAACTGCTCGTTTTCATCGGTGACACGCACGGAATATGTTACATTCTCATCCTCCGTACTGCTTTCGTTCGGCTTGATGAAGTATTTACTG